ATGGGTCATAGTTTAACTCAACAGCGTGAATATTTAAAGTCAGAATAATGTAAATAATTAACTTAATTACTTGTAAAGATGTATATCTATATATTTACTAGTAATAAAAATATTTTTATTCCTTGGAATAATATCATTAATATAATTACAGTAAATAACTAATGATATTTTCCAATAATTCATATATAATACACAGTATAAATTAAAATCTAATTATTTATAATGGAAAATATAAATAAAAAACAGATAAATGAAATAAAAAAATATGCTCTAGGTGATGATGATATGAATAAACTATTAGGTGATAATTTATTCATTTTCGTGTACCCCTATTTGGATGACATTCAACATATTGACGACGTCTTTGATAATGAAGGTAGAAGTTTGATGTTATACTTAGTGAATAATGTAAGTAGTGGTCATTGGGTTTGTATGATGAAGAAAGATAATTCAATTTATTACTTTGATCCTTATGGAAATCCTCCAGATAATATACTTGATACACTAACACAACAGAAAAAAGATGAACTAGACCAAGAAACACCAAAATTAACTAATTTTTTAAGAAATAGTGGTTATACAGTAGATTATAATATTTATCCATACCAAAAAGTAGGAGATAACATTAATACTTGTGGAAGACATTGTGCTCTTCGTTTGATACATAAAGATTTAAATGATATTCAGTATTATAATATGATTAAGAAATATACAAAAAAATACAATTTAAACATTGATGAAATAGTTTCTTTATTAACATATAATATATTAGGAAAATAAAAAATCTAAGTATAATTATATAAATGTATAAAACTATAGTATCTACAGTAGGAAACCTAGACGATGATGGAGACCCTAACATTTTATATTATAATGCTGACATTATAAATAACACATCATTAGACCCAGTAGGAACATCAGACACAAATATTATAAGATTTACTGAAACTCGTAGTGTTCCACTTTTAAATAACATTTCTAATTTTGAATTTAGTATTATTCGTTTTACAATGAACGGACCCTCTCTTAATTTACCACTCTACATACCAACCATTGAACTAGGACAGAATGATATAAATAAAACAACATTAATCGTTAATTTACAATTATCTAAAAGTTTCGTTGATGGTGGTGGAACAGCTCGTCAGTTTGTTGGATTTGCAAGAAGAAATATTGTTTATAAATCTGAAACATTAGCATACATATTAAATAATTTTACATTACCTAATCCACCTATTACACAACAAGATATGAGAGGCACATATTACTGGATTTATACTTATGGACACTTTTGTGAATTAGTAAATCAAACATTTGATGACCTTAGACAAGATTTACAAACACAATATACAGCATATCAAGCTACATTTCCAGCTCCTTCTACTAATCCTTTATTAATATCACAAGCACCGAGACTATTTTTTACACAATCAACAAATTTATTTTCTATATACTATGATGCAAGAGGGTATGGAACTAGCACAAAAACAAATACATCATTTGGAGCACTTACTGAAGAAATATTTACTCTATCGTTTAATAATAATTTATTTAATCTTTTAGCTAATTTTGAATTTGATTTTGTAGGTGTTCAACCATCATCTGAAACATATGTATTAAAAACTGTTAATAAAAATTATACTAATTGGATAGCACCAGTAGCAGTTCCAGCCGCAATTCTTCCAGCACCAGCAGCTAATGGATATTGGGTAATGACTCAAAACTTTGTAAGCACATCAAATTTATGGTCTCCTATTAGTTCAATAGTATTTACAAGCACACTAATTCCTATCTATCCAGAACAAGTAGGTGAGCCATCTTATTTCGGTGATTCTAATGATTTAGGTTTTTCCACTTCTTCAAGTGCTTTCTCACCTATAATAACAGATATATCTCTACCATTACAAAATGCACACGATTATCGTCAGTTTATTGAATATGCACCAAGTGCTGAGTATCGTATGAGTTCATTAGGAAGAAGCAAACAATCATTAAGTAATATTGATATTCAAGTCTTCTTTAAAAATAGATTAGATAATTCGTTATATCCTATTAGGATGACTAATTATTCAACTGTATCCTTAAAAATAATGTTTAGAAAAATTAATAAAATATAATCATATAAAAATTTTATTTTATAATATAATTTATATATAATAATGTCCACAGATATTGAAAAAATCGCTGTTTTTGATGATAGAATCGTTCAATCATCACCAAAGTATGCTGTAGAAAAAGGCGCGTTATCTCTTACAAATTCACCATTCATGGCTATTGCTGCTAACGAAAGTCAACACACCTACCAAATTCAAGTTCCAAGTGAGGGCGTCTTCGTTGATAGAGCAATTGATTGGACTAGCACTTGTTGTTTAGCGTTTAAAGTTGATGTTGCTGGAACTTTTGCTGTTAATGACCCAGTTGTTAGATTCGGACAAGACTGTGCCCTAGCTAGTTTTCCACTTCATTCATTAACACAAACCCTTACCGCTACAATTAATGATACAACTACTACTATGAATACTAATGATGTTTTAAGAGAGGTAATGCGTTTAACTGATTTAAAGAAAAATAGAGAGCAAAGAACATGCCCTACTTATTTAGATACTTATAAAAATTACAATAATGGTTATCAAACTGGAAACACTCCTTTAAATAGCTATGCTAATGCTTATAGTGCTGATAATGTGCCTAATGGTGCTTTCCCTTTAGTTAGATTTACTGGTCCAAATGGTGCAGAGTTATTAGGTAATGGAAATTATACTGCTAATAGTATTATTGTAAATTATGTTGATGGTATCCCAGTAGGCACTTTAAATGGTGGTGTTTTAACTACAACAAATATTCCTATTTTTGTATCTTTTACATCAACTGAAAAAGTTATTTTAAGTCCTTTTGTTTTCTCTGATATTCACGAAAATGAAACTGGTTTATTCGGATGTCAAAATATTCAATTCGTTTTTAATATGAATGCACCAAGCTTTACTGGATTAAATGGTCGTGTTTTAAGAACAACTACTCTTGGAGGAAGAACATTAAAAGAGTTAGGTTATACACAAGGAGTATCTACTGGTGGTCCTTTTCAAGGTTCTAAGATTAACGTTCAGTTTTTAACTCCAAGTTTAGATTTGTCGCTACCACCTAAGTCAATTGTTCCATATATGGAGTTTCCTAGATATGTAACTAAACAAAGTGCGACAATAATCGCTGGAGCAACTGGTTCATTAACTTCTCAAACTATAACATTACCACAAATTCCAGATATGTTAATTATATATGTAAAACCTACAACCTATGCTGCTACTGATGCTGACTGGTATTATCCAATCACAAGAGCCAACATTCAGTTTGATAACTATTCTGGTATCCTTGCAAGCCACACAACAGAGGAACTCTACACGATGAGCTACAACAATGGTCTCCACATAGATTATGCACAATGGTTAGGAACTGGTAAAGGTGCTGATGGACTTAATACATCATTAACTGGTGGTTTCCTTGTTTTAAAACCATCTAAAGACATCCCTCTTAGAACTGGTCAAGCTCCATCGTTGGTCGGTAACTTCACTTTACAAATTGGATTAACTATTAAAAATAACACTAATGTATCAGCAGTGCAAGATTTTAACATATGGGTTATTACTTGCAATTCTGGTTTCTTTGAAACTGTTCGTGGTTCATCTAGAATTATAAAAGGTGTTTTATCTGAAAGTGATATTATTAATGCAACATTAGGAGAGTTAAATGTTCGTTCTGATATAAATAGATATGTTGGTGGTGGTTCTTTCAAGAGTATGTTGGGTAATGTTATGTCAAAAGTTCAAAGAGCCTTACCTATTGTAAAGATGGTAACCCCTTTAATTAAACCTATGCTACCACAACAAGTTCAAAGTGCAATGTCTGCTGTTGGTTTAGGTGCAACTGGTGCTGCTATTACTGGTGCTGCTGAAACTGGGGCTGGTATGAGACGTAAAAGTTTAAGCGCTAGATTAATGTAAAAAATATTCTAAAAAAATATATATAATTTTTTTTATAACTATAATTATATATATATGTCAGTTCAAACTTTTGGAACTAATATTCTTGATGTAAAAGTTAAATCATTAGAAGCACAATCTCGTGGAGTATTTCAAAATAATGTAGAAATATTTGCATACGATCCTAAAAATACAAATGGAACGGGTGGTCCTATATCTGCTGGAACAGCTGGTTTAGATAATGCATTTATTTCTTTAGGTAGTAATACTGCTAATAAACCTTTTTATATGGTAGGAACAGATACACAATATACCGCTGGAAACCCTAATAGAGGCAAACTTTCTCTTTATCCAAATGTAGGGACTGCTGGTGATAATTATGAAAGTCATGAAACAATGGGTATTGGATATGATAGCACAGTAAAAGGGTTAAATATTGCACCTACTGGCGCTTGGATTCGTTCAAAAGATGGAGCTGATGGTTTCAATGCTGCTTTTACACTTACTAATAATCCTAATAGTCTTGTTTCTCCAACTCCACAAGTTGGTGTATATTATTCACATGTGTTAAATAGACCTTCTGTTGCAAACCCAAATCAATATAATCTTTTTATACAAAATGCTGGTAATTCACAATCTTTAATAAAATGCAATCCTATTTCTGCCACCGATAATGATATAACTATAGGCGATATATCTAGTCAAGTTATAATAAACAATTTTAAATTCGCTGGTGTATCTGGTGCTTTAGTATCTGGAACACCATCATTAGTTACTGTCCCAGTAGCTGGAATGACTGCTAATGCTATTGTTCTACTTACTCAAAATTCTGGAGCAACACCAGCGACAGATGTTAAATATATTGCAGCTCTTAATTCATTTCAAATTTCAGTCTCTACTGCAAATACTTGCACATTTGCTTATTTTGTAGTTAAATTATAAAAAATGTTTATATATAATTTTATAACTATTATTATATATATGTCAGTAAGCGCTTTACTAAATGGAATTCTTGATATTAATGTTAAAAAAATAACTACTAATGAAGTATCATCAAACGGTGGTGATATACTAATTGATGCTTACCATGGTAAGCTCCAAATTAATGGAACAACTGGTGCTATACTAATTGATGGAACAACTACATTTGTTGGTAATAATCATATAGGTCAAGCTACAATACCAAGTGGTGATTCTGAAATAGTTGTTCCGTTTAAAGGTATGAATAATGATGCAATTATTTTACTTACACCAATGGGTGATATAGATACTTTTTGGGTTGAACCAACTACTGACCAGTTTACTATACACACTGCTACAACACTAACTACTGATGTAAAATTTTCTTATTTTATTCTTAAGTTTGATTAAATGTATTAAATATATAATTTTTTTATAGAATATTATAATGTCATTACAAAGTTTATTATATAATATATTAAATATAAAGGTTAGGTCAGTTGATTGTAATGGTAAAATTACACTTAAAAATGAACAAGATACTATCACTTTTTCACAAGTTGTAAATAGTGTATTACATCCAAGACCTAATGAGTATACAATATATGTAAATCACACTGGATATATTCCAGTAGGTGTTTTTAGTGTTAAATCTACTAGCATTAGCACTGTTGCTGTTAGTATAGGTGGAGCTGATATGACCATAGTTGGAAAAAATGTTATTATAGATGCGGTAAAAATAATAAAAATGAATGGTCCAGTTGTATCTACTGATAAAAATTTTTATGCTGGTAGGTCAAATACTGGTTCAACTGGGATTATTACTTTAAATGATAGTAATTTTTCATTATTAACAGACACAAGTGTAATAATGCTTACACCTATTGGTGTTTGTGATGAACCTTTATCTTACACATCAACTGATGGTTCTTTTACTGTTTCTGGTCCTCATAATCAAGATTTTGCATATAATATTGTTAAATTATCAGATTAATATTTTTAAATAAAAAATGTTTAGAAAAATTTTTTTCTATATTATAATATATAATGGATTCAAATACTTCAAATAACAAAATGAAAATAAAGAAAATTCTTAAAAACGGTGTTGAAAAAATTTATGAATATGACCAAAAAGAATATAATAAAAAATACTATTCTAAAAATAAAGAAATGTTAAATAAATCAATTGAATGTGCTCTATGTAAAGGCACTTACTGTATAATGTCAAAATCTAAACATATGCAATCACCACGTCATTGTAAATTTATTGAAAAAGAAGAAGAAAAGAAAGAAGAACAAAAAGAAGAAACAACAGAAGAAGAAAAGGAAACAAACCAAGAAGAATATGAAAAAAATATAGAATACATACTAGCAAATAAAAAAACATATATTTAATTTTAATTATAGTATAATATAATATAATTAAAATGTCAAGACCTTTAAACATTGATCTATACAATCAGATTAAAGATGCTGTGTATCAACAGTATCCGAAACACTCAGCCTATCGTTCAATGATGATAGTCAAAAAATATAAAGATGCTGGTGGTACATATGAAGAAAATAAAGAATTGAGTAAAATGAATACTAAAAAGTGGATAAAACAACAATGGACTGACGCTAATGAGTATTATAGAACTAATAAAATAGTCCCTTGTGGTTCTCAAGACACACAAAAATTATATAATGAATATCCTTTATGTCGTCCTTTATCTATTCTACAAAGATTATCAAAAACACAATTAAAAGAATTGATAGATGAAAAAAATAAATTAGGAAAAAAACCACTAATAACATCAAGAGTACTAAATACTGATGTTTTTAATATAAAACCTACTGTAAGCGGTGGTGCTGTTAATATTGATTTTATCAATCAATTAAATAAAATAGGGTTAAATCCTAATATATATTTAGAGACAGCAAGAAAAAGAGCAGCAGCAAATGGTTATAATAGAAATAATTTATTTATTAGTGATAAAAAACCGCATAAATTAATGATTATAGACGATGATAATAAAAAAAGGTACTTTGGAAGGGTTGGGTACAATGACTATATTATATATAATCATTTAGAGGATAATAATGAGGTTGCTGTGGGGTATGCTGACAAAATAAGAAATAGGTACATTAAATCACATTCAAAAATAGCTGGAAAATGGGCAGAAGATAAATTTAGTCCTAATATGCTGAGCTTATTGATTAATTGGTAATTTTAACGATTGAATAAGGCACCGCTGTCCAATGGGAGGATTTTGCTTTTTTTTTCATTAAAATTTTATAAAATAAAAAAAAATATTATTCTATAAAATATAATTTCAAAAATATAAAAAAAACATAAAAAAATATTGGAAATCCTCCCATTAGATAACGGCGGCTTTAATTATTTGAAAAAACATATATTTTTATATAAAGGGTTAATATATAAAAATATTTAAAAAAAACATATTAAAAAATACATATAATAATATATAAAAAAATGTTTAGTTTTTTTAAGTACTAGATTTAAAAGAAAAAATATATTTCTAATTTATATTATATAAAGATGTTTATTATAATAATTAATGAACTTAAAAAAGAAGCCGAAGAACTAGAAAAAAAATATTTAGAAAGAAAAAAAGAAACCGAAGAAGAAACGAACAAAAACGAAAATTTAATAAAAGAACTAAAAAAAATAAATAAAAGAATAATTAAAGAAGAAACGAAAAAAAAAAATAAATTAATAAAAGAACTAAATAAATTAAATAAAAAAATAATTTTAATAAAAGCACTAGAAACAAAACAAAAAGAACAAAGAAAAAATAAACTAATGAAAGCCTTTAATTTGTTTAAAAATAATATAATATAAAAAAAAGTCTAGTTTTTTTATTTTAACGCGTTTAAGAAAATAAAATAATTTCTAATTTATATTATATATAAATGTTTAATAGAATAAAAAATATAAAAAATTTAATAAACGGAAGAAGCGAAGACCAAATAAACGAAGAACTAAAAGAAATTATATTTAATATTAAAAGAAAAGATTATAAATTAATTATAAATAATTATTTTTTTAAATATAATTCTATTAAAAATAAATGTATAAAAATAAATTTTATTAAAGATTCAAATATATTTTATAAAAAATTTATTGAAAAAACCGCCTTATATGAAAGATTATTATTTTTAGATAGATTTAAAGAATTAGAACATTTAAAAAGGGTACTATTAGACATTATAAAAGAAAATAATTTTTATTATTTAAAAAATACTTTTGAAAGAATGGAAAATTTAACAATGCCGCGAAATTTTGGGGTTGATAATAACGAAATATATTTAAATAAAATAGTAGATCGTTTTAAATATTTCAATGAAACAATAAAATTTATATTATATTATATACATCAAAACATTAAAGGCGACGATATAATAGATTATTATGATAATGAACCAATTTTAAAGTATTATTAAACCTTTAAAAATATATTATTAATAATATTATTAATTTAATATTATTAAATATATAAATATATTTAAAAAAAATAAATAAAAATATCTAGTTTTTTTAAATAAATATATAAAAAAAAATATATAAAAATATTTAGTTTTTTTAAATTAACGCGTTTAAATAAATAAATTATTTTCTAAATTATATTATATATAATGGTTTTAAATGTTGAACTAATAAAAGACCTTTTAGAAGGTGAAGGACTTGACGAACTCAAAGAAGAAGCCGCCAAACTAAGAGAAAAAACGGACCGAAGAAAGGCAACAATTAAAGAAGAACAAGAATATTTAAGGGAAGAATTAAAAATATATTCTTCTATTTTAGAAAAAATAAATTTAGTACAAGAAGAAAAGAAAAAAAAAGAAGAAAAGAAAGAAGAAAATAAGCCTTTAACAAGAGAACAAGAAAAAGAAATTAATATAAATGATCTATTAAAAATAAATAATATTTTTAGTTATTCTAGATTCTGGCAAATGAGCGAAGACGACCGCGACAAGTTCAAAATTATAAAAATAACTAATAATTTTATAATGGCTAAAAAATTAAAAAAAGTAAGAACGGAACACATCGGAGGCTCTGGCGGTTATTCTTATTATAAATGTATTTTAAGAGAAGACGACGAAGAGAAATTTATTTTAAAAATTGCTAAATCGTCCCTCGGTCCTCATTATTTCTTTAAAGATGGTTTAAGGTATGAATTAAATAAAGAATTTCAATTAGTTGAAGATAACGGAAGATAAAAAAAATATATTATTAATAATATTATAAAATTAATATTATTAAATATATAAAAATATATAAAAAAAATAAATAAAAAAACCTTTAGAAATATTTTAAATTAACGCGTTTAAGAAAATAAAATAATTTCTAATCTATATTATATAATGGCGCTTAATG